TGCCAATTTGATGTCTGCCGATTTGAGGTCTGCCGATTTGATGTCTGCCGATTTGAGGTATGCCAATTTGGAGTCTGCCAATTTGATGTCTGCCGATTTGGATAAGCGATATATTCAAGTATCATGTATAGGTTCATACAAAAGAATAACCACCTATTGTTTTGATGATGATATGATCTGGTGCGGGTGTTTCAGGGGAACACTAAAGGAGTTCGAATCCCGTGTAAAGAAAACGCACAAAGACAACGAACAATATCTAAAGGAATATCTAGGGTTTATTAAATACGTAAAATCGTTAGCATGAGAATACTAACCGCATATGACAAGGTAAAGAACCTACTAGAAAGGCGCGTTAAGTACAGAAACAGCTATTACAAGCTACTTGCCCAGTATTGGTATGAAGAATTAGGCGCTAATGAATTGGTTAACAGAATGACCGCATTAGACCTACTCCAAAAAATATCAAGGGGTGAGATAACGCACCCCGAAAGCATAATGAGAGCGCGTAGGAAGGTTCAGGAAGAACATCCCGAACTATCTGGAAACAGGAAAAAACGTAAAGAGGAAAACGTTAAGAAAGAATTAGGATATTGACCATAAAACTTCGAAAATGACAACATTAGAACGAATAAAAATAGGAATGGCGCTACCTCACGGGTCTATTAAGACCATAGCCGATTCAACGGGGCTAAGGTATCACTTTGTAAGACGGACGTTGAACAATAGTCTATCGAAGGTCACCCCACAACATAAGCTGGTTGTAAAAGAGGCCAAGAAAATCCTTAAAGAGAACGGAATAGAAATCAAATAAACAACGATCATGAACGAAGCACAGAAGATATTGGAAGATGTTGCCAACACATCAAAAATCCCGCTTTGGAGAATCCTATCCAAAGACCGTACAGATAGGGTTGTAACGGCTCGTGAGATTGCTGCAAAGCGAATGCGACAAATAGGAATGACACTAGAAGATATTGGAGAGGCCATAAATCGTAATCACGCGACTGTAATACACCTTATTGAAAAACGAAAACCAAATGGTATCCGACATAAGAAAAACCAACAGACACAAAAAACACCTAGTATGATGGATTTGTTAATTGCCGAACGAAATAAACTTACTATCAGACTAGCTGCAATAACCAAACTAATAGACACCTACGAAAAATGAAAGCAACAACATTCGAGCTGAGATTGGGAAACAGAGCAATACCAACATTTGTAAGGAACATGGCACAACGGGCGTTATCTACATTACGGGTAAACCACGAAGGCACTATCGAAACAGATGAATCGACCTTCAATCTTATCTGTAAACACGCTGGTGTTGAACCGACCAAAAGCAACCAGTTCACGTTTATAAGGATATATGACGAAGAAGATAATTCGGTTGATATTCAGGTGGAGTCATCGTTGTTTGAACGTATTGGACAACCGTTGAGGGATGTTTACTGTAAGGGCGCTAATGCTTATACTTGATTACAACGGTTTGTGTATGACCTTTTAATTTACGAAAAAAACAGAAAGATGATAACAGTTTTAGTACATTATAAAAAGTGGGTAAAAGCACCGCACCCAATGTTAGACGGTGAATTTGTTAAATGTAGCCAAGTGGTCGAAGTTATAAAACTGACCGACCTTAACGATATGTTTAAGAACATAACCAAAATTCAAATACTTGACCGAGTAAATTAATTGGTTATATATATTGTTGCGCTTAACGAAGCGGCGTTTTAATGAAGCATAACGGCTACGGCTAAAACAAGAAATTTTACGGACAAATAACCACTGATATGCAACACTTAATAGACAAGTTGAAAAAAGTTAAGGACGATGACGCTTTCAAAGGCGTTTTGACTTATGATTACCCAAACGAGATAAATGAGGTAATACAGGAGTTAGAAGCGATTGAACGAAAAGGAAAATTATTTGATTTAGCTGATGTTGGCAAACTTCGTGTACTGTTAATTGCGTTTACTGATTATTGGCGAACTAATCAAGGACTGAGAATAAAGCCCGGAAACATAGAGGGATGTATAGATGGCTTTTTAAGCAATTAATTGTTGCCAACACTTGGCTATCTACCGTTTTAATGGTAGATGTAGGTATAGTTGTAATCAATAAATAGTATCTTTAAACAACAACAATCAAATCAAAGATCATGACAACAACACGAACTGACTGGAGAAAATTCAGGAAATCAACTCATTTAGCATCCACCGACCTCGATATTATGCGGTCGGAAGGTAAGAAGTTGGTTTTCAAGATCAAAGAGATCAAGTACGAAGAAGGAGTTAACGTATCGGGAACGAAAACGGACGGATTCTTTTGCTACTTCGAAGAGGATATAAAGCCGATGAAGATCAACAATACCAACCTTCTGGTATTGGCTGGATTCTTAAAGGAGAACGGGATACAGGTCAATGACATTTATATCGTTGAGCTTTATAAAGGACTTACGATAGAACTATTCGTAGACAATAACGTGAAGTTCATGGGTGATATAGTAGATGGGATACGTATAAGACCATCGCAGCCGAAAACCCAAAAACCAGTATTGACCGAAGACCATAAGCGGTTTGCAGATGCTAAGAAGGCTTTTGACGAAGGTAGAGGCCAGAATGTATTGGACAGATACGAAGTGTCGGATGAAGTTTTAGCGCTTCTTACACAATGATTTTTCACGATGTAGAACAGAACAGCGAAGAATGGTTTTCTTTGCGAACTGGCAAGGTGACCACTTCAAAGCTCGGTGTGTTCATGGCAAATTACGGGAAAGCCTTTACCGATACGGCCAAGAAATACGCCTTCAGGATAGCTAAAGAACAGGTTACGGGTGAACGTGTAGAAGAAACCGCATTTATGTCCGAAGACATGAAGAACGGCCAGATATACGAACCGATCGCCCGTGAAGAATACGAATACACCACGTTCAATAACGTTGGAAATGGGGGGTTCTGCCAACATGAGAAATATTCAGACGTTGGCGGTTCTCCAGACGGGTTGATACTAGATCAGAACGGAGGTATAGAAATAAAATCTGTTAAGGATTGGACGCACAGGAACAATATCAGACGCGGTACTTTTGACCCTGCTTATAAGTGGCAGGTATTGGGTAATATTTGGCTTTGTGGGCTTGATTGGCTGGACTTTATCAGCTATGGTATAACCTATACCCGATCTAAAAAGCTATTCATATATAGGGCTTATGTTACCGAATATCAGGAACAGATAGATATGATAGAACCCAGACTGAACGACTTTAGGGAACTCATCGAATCAGAAAAGAAATACCTTTAAGCATGATTATACTGAACGCGCAGATAGAAAGCGTAGCTACGCGAAAAGACAGAACTATAAAGTTATGTCTTGGAACTCAGGAACTAGAACCAGAGAACGCGGGTAAACTATTCGGCCTTCAAAGTAGTTTGGTCAGTATCGGTATCGCCACAAACGAACTTACCGCTTCCGAAATAGAACTACTTAAAGAATCAAAGATTGAAATTGACGACATCCCCGATTCCAAAAGCCCTTCTCAACGTCTTAGGGGTGTTCTATATAGGCTTTGGGAACAGTCGGACGGTGGATACTCGGACTTCAATCTTTTTTATCTTAATAGGATGGATAGGATTATAGAACACTATAAAGCAAAACTAGACCAATGAAACAACGACTTAAACTGATATTACTCAATTGGGTAATGCTCAATCTTGGATATGAACTTGAAAGTATAGAGGAACATGAAGAAAGTTAAACCAGCCAAATACGGAAACCATAAACCAGTAGAATCGGTTATTGCTCCGTTGTCGGAACATGAACGTTTGAAAAAGGAACGGATAGATTCGATTTTAAAGGCAAATGCGGTACTTCAATCCAATCTAGGGTCGGACGCCCATCCAGAACTTAAAAAGGATTCTCAGATCATTTGGCGTTGTATGCACCGACAGTTGAATAAGATCGACCCGATAATGTGGAAACATTTACCTGATGATTGATTTATTTTAGTATCTTCGTGACGCTGACTCACTAATATGATTTGCATTAAATCCCTTCGTTCAGCATTGCCGTTAGCCCGTTCGGGCGAGTGGGTCAGCCTTTGCTGTTCGGAGGGTATCTTTTATCATGGCAAACGGTAAGAAATCATTTATTCTTTATTGCGATCAGAGAGGAACATTTGAAAGACTTTCAAATGAGCAAGCGGGTAAACTCATAAAACATATATTCGCTTATGTCAGTGATGAAAACCCAGAATCAGATTTCGTTACTGAATTGGCCTTCGAGGCTATTAAATCATCGCTGAAAAGGGATTTGAAAAAGTATGAATCCTATATTGAAAAGCAACGGGAAAACGGGAAAAGGGGAGGTAGGCCAAAGAAAGCCAAAAAACCCAACCCTTTAAATGAAAACCCAAGCCAAGCCAAAAAAGCTGATAGTGTAAGTGTAAGTGATAGTGTTAATGATATTCTTTTAGAAAAAGAAACAAAAGAGGTTTTTCAGGAATGGTTAGAATACAGAAAGCAGATAAAAAAAGAGATCAGATCTGAAAAAACGTTGGTCAGTCTAGCTAAAAGAATCCAAAAGGCGGGAGCAAAACGCAGTCGACAGGTGATAGAACAATCAATCGAAAATCAATGGCAGGGGTTGTTCTGGGATAGACAACCCGAACAGAAAAAAGAAAAAGTAGATTTTTCAAACCCCGATATTTATAACGAATGAACCTTGACCAATACATAGACAAGACCCAACATCCTAACGCTATCGAATGGCGTAATAACGGTCTTGAGTTCGTGATGTCGGCTTGGAAGAATATAAACCGAAGAACGATTCCTGATTGGGAGATAAAGGACAAGGAACTGAACAATCAGATGGTTTTTTACCTTGCAAGGGACAAACGGTTCACTGGAGATCTTAACAAGGGGATCATGTTTATCGGTAATGTTGGAAGCGGTAAGACCCGAATGATGCAAAGTCTATCTTTAGCGATGGGATTTCTGCATAGGTTCAGATTCCTGATATACTCAGGTAACGATATTGAAAAGGCTTTTCGCAATGAAACAGACATTGAATCAAAGATCAACCAGAAGATGTTCGGTATTGACGACTTAGGAGAAGAACACGATAAAGTAAAGGTTTATGGAACGGATATAAACGTTGGGATTGAGGTTTTAAGTAGCCGTTACAACCTTATGATGAAGAACGGTTCTCTAACGTTTGTAACCACCAACCTTACACGAAAGATGCTTTTGAATAAGTACGGTGCTAGGATAGATTCTAGGATTGATGAGATGTTCAATGTGTTTACAATGACTGGGAAAGATATGCGGAAGAAATGACTTTCAACGGTTTGGCTAAAATGTCGTTTTAATGCCGTATAGCCATTGTTGTAAGTATGTTTAAAAAGAGATTATGCATAGAAGTAACATAGAAATACTAAACGTTGACTGCTTGCCTTTTATGAGGGGTTGTGCGGACAAACAATTTGATTTGGCAATAGTTGACCCACCTTACGGGATAAACGCAGATAAAGCCCAAAATGCAGCAGCAGAGGCGAGAAAAAAAGCGAATGGAAAAAGTAAAGCTGGTAGAGGTTGGAAAGAGTATAAAGCCACTGATTGGGATAATGGAATACCTGATGCGGAATATTGGAATGAGCTTTTTAGAATATCGAAAAATCAAATTGTGTGGGGTGGAAATTATATGACTGAATACTTACCACCATCAATGGGCTGGATTATTTGGGATAAAGGACAAAGAGATTTTAGCCTTGCTGATGGTGAAATGGCTTGGACAAGTTTTGATAAGGCTTTAAGAATATTTGAAATGAGCAGAGGAAAGGCACTTGCTAAAAACAACGAAAAAGGTGGTAGATTTCACCCAACTCAAAAGCCGACTGAATTATATGAATGGATTTTAGATAAGTACGCAAAGCAAGGCGATAAAATCTTTGATAGCCATTTAGGAAGCGGAAGCATTGCGATTGCTTGTGATAAGATGCATTTTGATTTAGTAGGTACTGAAATTGATAGTGATTACTTTGAAGAGGCAAACAAAAGATTAGACCAACATAGAAGGCAACAGACCCTTTTTTAATTGTTGGTAACGGTTTGGCTAAAATGTCGTTTTAATGCAGTTTTAGCCTTTGTTGTAGGTATGTAAAATTACGATTATGAGAAAATTAGGAAAAGAATTAGAGTTTATAAGTTTTGTAAATCGAGATGGTAGCGGTACTATTCCTGTTGGAACTAAATGGAATAGTGATAGTGGACATCCAAAAACGGATGATATGAGTTATCTTGATGATGAAGAATTTGAAATAAACGCAATTAGCATGACTTACAAAACTTTTATAGCAAGCGGATTCAATACATGGGTAGTAAGATTGAAGTAATTTTATTACCTACAACGAGCCTTGCTTATGGCGCGTGAACCCCATTTCGGGTTCACAGGAAGCCATTTGGGGTTCATGAACCATAGCTGTTGTTGGACGCAGGTAACACAAGGGAAACTGAATAGATATGAAAAAGAAAGAGACATCGGAAGTAAAGAACCCCAAGCAAGGCTCGTTGGAAGTCAATAAGGGCAAAGGGAAGAAATTGAAGTGCAGTTACTGTAATGGTGGCTGCATTGCCAGCGTAAAAGGTGAATCATGCTCTATAAACTACGCTTGCTAAATTCTGATTGCCCGACCCGAAGGGTTATTGACTTCCAACGGTGTGCATAAGATGCAGCGAAGCGACCCGTAGGGTTCATTTTAGGTGTTGTTATCTTCTGGTTTTCCGTGCGTTGGACTTACGTAAATCCAAAATATTTGAAATATTTTGCTTTTTTCTTTGGTTGTTCCAAAATAAGTTATATATTTAGGGTATAGAAATTCAAACAATAAGAAAATGAGCAAGTATTACAACATCAACGAAATGAAAGTTAGAGTATCAGATCACGAGCCTAACTTTTCAATGGATAGATTCAGAGGTAGAAATGACATTGAATTTTACACAGTAAGTGCTGACAACAGAAAATTGAGCGTGATTGACCAAATAGACCACTACTGCGATAAGCACGATTTAGACCCTGCTCTTTTTGCAGAAGTGGCTAAAGATTTTCCTGATCCTGAATACATCCCTGTTCACCACCCTGAAAAAATTCAAGTTACTCAGCAAATAGTTGATGGTTACAGAGCTATTTCAGGAAAAGGTTCAATGAGAAAAAAAGAGAAATACTGCGAGCGTTTAGGAGTTGATTCTTATAAAATGTCTCAAGGTTACTACATAATTAAAGGATAATAAAATGCCATATTGGTTTTTAAATAAACATACAGGAGAAGCACGGATATTTGGTTCGCGCTCTCCTATTTTGGAAGCAACTGAACTCACGGCTAATCAGCTTGAGCATCATTTCTCCAAAAAAAAGCAAAAGGAATTTGAAAACGATACTTATCGGATATTACGATTGCCTTTGGAGCGTGGGGGAGGGAAAACTTGAAGATAACGGCTAAGGCTAAACAACGTTTGGATTATTAACACTAAAAACAATAAATATGTACGACTTATCAAATTATGTAAAACCTTTCAAAGAGAGCGAAGTGCCAAATGTTGGTTTAGCCAATGTTAGCAGCCGTTCTTTGATTGATAAACATCAAATGTGTATTGAAATACTTGAAGGAATAATGTACTTCGAACAACGAAAGAAACACAGAATAGAAAGTATTGAAGGCTTTGCAGGTACTTTTACTGAATTACGAAAAAAGTATGTAAACGACATTGATACTATAAATAGGTGTATCAAAAGGCTTGAACAAAGATATAATCGTATCTTGAATGGCTGCTAACGGCTGGCTAAATAACGTGCGTAGCATGGTATTTAGCCAGCCGTTAAGCACCGTTTCAATGGTGCTAAAGTTTAAGAACATGAGAACATACCAAGTAAAATTTGAGGACAATAACGGGGAAAGAAAGGATATTAGGTTCGAATCTGAAATGAAGTTTGAAGAAGTGGGGACGTTCGTTAAGAAGAAATATAAACTCAGGAAGATGGAACAGATAGATATGATAGGAATAACCAACAAACTATTCAAATGATAACAACAGCAATAATCTTAACTTTAATAGCTGCTTTCCTATTAACTCGATTGGTTGTTATAGGAAACCGCGAAATGTTTAACCAAAACAACAACAATGAATATAGATGAAAAAGAACGACTTGAAATAGTTGACATCCTCAAATTCTACAGATTGCATATAGGCGTAGACAAGGAACGAATAAATTATCTTATTGGGGTGGTAACCAACCTTGATGATTCTTGGTCTGTAAAGCAGAAGGCTGAAAACATCATTGAAAGGGTTTCTAAATGTACGGGAATACCAGTTGAAAAGATAAAATCGAAAGACCGTCATCGGGACGTTACTACCGCCCGTCAATATGCCATGTATATCATACATAAGAAATACCACGTTGAAGAAAGACTTTTAACAACGATCTATATTGCCAGTATGTTCGGGCGCGACCACGCAACCGTTCTTCACGCTAAGAATACAATATCCGATCTTTTACAAATGAACGATCCTTTAGTTGACGTAATACACAACGCCTACCAAAAGGGGATAATAATTGATAAGGACGAATTACAATATGCTTGATTTGACAACAAATCTTTTTCTTAGTTTTGTAACGTACTTTAAAATTTATCTCATGGCTACGTGCGTTACTTACGGTTGCCCCGACTACGAAGAACATTTATTGAACGATTGTGAAGCTACCGTATCGGGTGGTGGAGATCAGGCTATTTTCTTCCGTTGCGATGCGGCTACTGTTGTTGCAGACGATTACGATAATGCAACCCTTGTCAATCAGGATATTGCCGATGGATTGGCGGTTCTGGTTCAGAATGTTAAACTGGGTATTCCCGCGCCTTCTCAGGTCGCGATCGTGACTGGGAAAC